CTGGGAAGAGACCACTGTATTTAAACGAGGCTTTCATTATAAATAGAACTTTTTTTCCAAACAAAGATATTCCCTATTTATTTAAAGAATTACTTGATAATTAATTTACCCGTTTGTTCAGGCAAATTAAAAAGAAAAGAGGGATAAAAATTGGAACAACTTTTGACTAAAAAAGATCTTGCTCAAAGATGGAAAGTAAGCCTTCCAACTATAGATAACTATATTGCGGATGAAATAATAGCTCCAATAAAAAATATTCCATCTATAAGATTTAATCCTCAATACATTGCCGAGTTGGAGGGAGTTAAATTAGAAAAACATTCCCCTCTAGAATGGAGAAGGATGGAAAAAGAGTTGGAATACTGGAAGTCTAGAGCAGAGAAGACGGAGGAAGCTATTGCAAAGATGAGCATCATTGCTACAGAAGTTATTTATTTTAAATAAAAATGAAGAAAGAATTAAAATATTCTTTCAACATATGCTACAAGCCATATCTATATAAATACATCTGAAATACAATTCACTTCATTAGTGCCGCAATGGCCACTTGTCATACATAGCAATTTATAAGGCAGGTGTTAAATATGCAGGAACAGTATAATGCAATGCACGAATTGACTAGGATTATAGCAGAGAGCTTTAGTATGTCGCACGTGGATGCTGAAAAGTATGCCAGGAAGTTAAAGACTATGGCGCTTAAAGAGTACAAGAGAGCTTTTAGGAAATAGGAGGGAGGCTGAAGTAATGAAATACCAGGCTGAATTTGAAGATAATGAAATAGAAGTTTTTGAAGCAGAGAGTAATGAGAAAGCCATAACAGAAGCTTTTAAAATGGAAAAAGACCATGGAAATTTATTTAACGTTACTTTACTAGATGATGATTATGAAGAAATGGAAACAATATTTTGAATTAAAAAGGAAGGTGAGATAAATAAAATTGAGTGATATAAAAATCGAATCTGAATTTAAACATTTATTACCACCACTAACAGAGGAACAGAAAGCAGAACTTGAAAAAGACATTATAAAAAATGGTTGTCTAACTCCTTTGGTAGTATGGAACAACATTTTAATAGACGGTCACCACAGATATGATATTTGTACTAAAAACAATATACCATTTGACCTAACTGAAATGGAGTTTAAAGACAAACTGGAAGTTATGGAATGGATTTGGAGTAACCAGAAGAACAGAAGGAATTTGAACAAATATGAACTTGCTCAAATAGCACTTAAATTCAAGCCTGTAATAGAGGAAAAGGCTAGAAAAAATAAAATCGAAGCTGGTAAAAATTATGGTGTAGGTAAAAAAGAAAAGCTTTGTCAGAAGTCTGACGAACCTATTCAGCCAATAGACACCAAAAAAGAATTAGCACAAATAGCAGGAGTATCACATGACACTATTCACAAAGTTGAAGTTATAGAGGAACAGGCTCCAGAGGATATTAAAAGGCAGGTAAAGGCTGGAGATTTGACAATCAATAATGCTTATATTCTTACTAAATCAGCTGTAGAAACTAAAAAGAAAAATGAGCAACTTGAAAAAGAATATCAGGAACAGCTTGAAAAAGAGAAGCAGGAACAGGAGGAGAAGAAAAAACAGGAAGAACTTGAAAAGGCGTTGCCTGAAAACGCGGTTTTGATTGATAAATTCAGGAAACCAAAAGAAACTCATATTTTCGGAATAACTGATTTTAACAATCTAACTGAAGAACAACTTGATAGCTGTATAAAACACTCAAAAAAATATGAAGATGCTATATCTAAAGTGGCATTGTTAAGTACAAGCGAAGATTCATTGAAAGCGTGGAACTGTGTATTAGATACAACAGAACTTATTGGTATGGAACTATCAGATATAAGTCTTGCTATCAGGAATTTAATAACAATTCAAAACTATTTTAAGGGGGTAAAAAAAGATGGGTAATTATAGCAGTCTTGAGAAAAAAGCAAGAGAAGCCATATTGCAACAAATGGATGAACTTGGAGAAATTACTACAGATGCCGTAATGGAACTTATAAGACCACATTATATTTTTGATATTCGTAAACTTAGAAATCAAGCACTTAGACGTACAGCAAATAGTTTGATGCGAAGATACAAGGATGATAAAGGTATAAGAACTTGCTTTAACTATAAGGATAATGGAGTTTCCAAGTATGTAAATGTGGATAAAACTAAAAATTTGAAGGCTCTTGAGAATATAGAAAGTCAGTTAAATAAGAAGTATAAAGGACTAAATGCATCTAAGAAAAAAGTAGCTTTAAGAAAACAAGTACTATCTGGACAACTATCTATTAAAGATATTGAAAATTTTAGGTAGGTGATACAAAGTGATTAAAATTATTACTGTTGAACAAGCATCTAAAATAATTGACACTGGAAGACCATATGGTTCATTTCTACGAATCCAAAAAGATGGCACTTTTACCGGAATAGACAATACCGGCGGTGAAGCTTTTACAGAGGACTTTAAGGACTTGAAAAATTGTTTGGCATATCTGAATGGAGCTGATTTGGAAGATTGTTTGGAATTGGAGGGATATAAATAATGGAAAAGGATTGGTATAACCACCCTGTAAGCTCCAAAGAATTTAAAGCTGGTTTGAAGGGTGCAGATTTATTTCAACTTAGGAGCTTGCTAGGTGTTTTTAGGAAAAGGCAACTGGAAGAACAGAAAGTAACAGCCAAAATTAATGCTATAAGGAAAGAGAGTGAGAGGAGGAAGAAAGTTGCAAGTCTATGATTTTTATATAACTCCAGAAGAATATAAGATAGCTGCTGAAAATGGAATTTGTAGGACTACCTTAAATAGTAGGATACGTGATTTGGCGTGGGATAAGGAAAAGGCTATCACCACACCACCTAGAATGTACAAGAGAGTACCTAAGTATTTAGTGGAAGAAGCACAACAAAACGGTATACCTTATATAGTATTAAACCAACGGTTAAATATCCTTGAGTGGGATGCCAAAAAGGCAGTAACAGAGCCTATATGGGGCAAGGAGCAACGCAGAAAAAAGGCAAATAAAATGCGTGATAAAAACAGAAAATACCCAAAAGAAATATTGGAACTTGCAGAGAAAAATAATATATCAAAACATGTTTTCTATGACCGCATCAACAGACAAGGTCTGGATATATTAACGGCTGCTACCAGACCTATTATGACCAGAAAACAAATATCAAGACTTGGAATTGAAGCTTATCGAAACTTATATGGTCGTAAATTTGGGTGCTATTGAAGGGATGGTGAAAGTATGAGTGTATATGTATTACTTGAATATGTACAAGAGTGCAGAAAAAGAGGTGTTAAGCCCACAAAGGAGGGACTATATAAGTTTAAAAAGCTGTGGAAATAAAAAATGCCCTTTGGCCAAAAAGTAATATTAGTCAATTCCACTTTACTACAGAGTGGAAAATAAGTCAAATGTGGAGGTGGGAATTATGGGTAGATTAAAGAAAATTGCCTTCCAAGCAGAAAATAATGAGCCTATATATGTACCTAAAAGAATAATTGACCGCATAAATAAAAAGGCTATCATAACAAAACAGTCCGTTGTTGAAAGGAAATTAGTACTTGAATATAAATCTAAAAGTGGCATTAGCCATGGAGTAATGGAATTGTATGATATGGGTCCAGATGTACCTAAAAATAATAAAAATTAGAGGAGGGTTATATTGGAGAACACAGTAGCACTGGTTAAATTCAAAGGATATCAGGAATTTATGGAATACTCGTATTTTACTGATATTGATAATTTGGAAGAAGGTGATGTAGTAGTAGTACCAACCAATGATTTTTACTCAATAGCCATTTTTTCAAGATACTCAAAGAATAAGCAGCATATCAAAAATGCATCCAAGTGGATAGTAGAAAAAGTAGATATAGAAACATTTGAAACCAAAATGTTTTTAGGATTATAAAGGGGGAAATTTAATTATGAAAATTGTAGCAGAATTTAATTCAAATGAGGAGCTATTAAGCTTTATCAAAACATTTAGTGCTAAGGAAATTATATCAAAAGCAAAAATAGCAGAAATAAAAGAAGTTACTGACAAGGATACTGAATTAGCTGATTCAGCACCAGAAGATTCACCAGAAGGTGAAGAATCTAAAACAGAGGACAAACCCCAGGCTAATATAGATAAGACACCTGATGCAGTAGAAAAAATAACTAAGGAAATGGTAAGAGCCGCATTTACTAAATTAATTAAATCCGGAAAGCAGAAAGAAGCTAAGGAACTCACTAAAAAATATGGTGCTAGTAGGCTTCCAGATATAAAAGAAGAAAATTTTGAAGCTATTTATAAGGAAGCAGAGGAGTTGTTATAATGGCAGAAAAACATGCTTTATTAAGTGCTAGTTCTTCACATAGGTGGCTTAAATGTCCACCTTCTGCAAGACTTGAGCAGAACTTCGAAAATAAGACAAGTGAATCTGCAGAAGAAGGAACCCTGGCTCATAGACTGGGAGAACTAACTCTCAAATTAAGTCTAGATGAAATTACTACAGAAAAATTCAATTCAGAATTTAAAAAAATAGAATCAAATGAACTGTTTACAGCGGATATGCCTGATTATGTAAGGATTTATGTTGATACTTGCATGGAGAAGGTATCAGAAGCCAGGGCGAAAACACCTGATGCACTATTTAAAATTGAACAAAGGTTGGATTTTAGTAAATGGGTTCCAGAAGGTTTTGGAACTGGTGATTTTGTGATAATTGCAGATGGTACTATTGAGATTTGTGACTTGAAGTATGGTAAAAGTCCAAATGGAAAAGTATCAGCTATAGACAATAAGCAGATGAAACTTTATGCATTAGGTGCCATAGCAGAATTTAGTTTCTTATATGACATTGAAAATATAAGGATGACTATTATACAACCAAGATTAGATAGTATTTCAACTGATGAAATAACAGTAGATGAATTGCTAAAATGGGCAGAAAAAGTTTTAAAACCCACAGCAGAACTTGCATTTAAAGGTGAAGGTGAGTTTTGTGCAGGTGAACACTGTGGATATTGTAGGGTAGCCACCTGCCAGCATAGAGCAGAAAGGAATATGGAAACTGCTAAATATGATTTTGCTGTACCTGGGACCTTAAGTAAAAATGATATATCGGATATTTTAGGCCGGGTAGATGAATTGATAAAATGGGTAAATACCATAAAAGATTATGCATTACAGCAAGCTTTACAGGGAGAGGAATTTCCTGGATGGAAAGTAGTTGAAGGTAGGAGTAATAGAAAATATAAGGATGTTGATAAGGTTGCTGAAATATTATTGGAGAATGGATATAACGAGGACGAAATTTATAAGCCAAAGGAACTTCAGGGCTTGACCAATATGGAAAAAGTTATTGGTAAGAAAAAACTTGGGCAGTTAATTAGTAATTTAATTGAAAAGGCCCAAGGAAAACCAACGTTAGTGGTAGAGAGTGATAAAAGGCAAGTATTTAATTCTGCTGTAGCAGACTTTCAGGAGGCTTAATATGACTAGAAAATCAATGAAACAGCGATTCAAGGACCATATGGGAAAAAGTAAAAAACTAACAGATGAGTTACGTAAAGAAGGTATTAATGCAGATATGAATAAGGACACTGGAGAAATAACTATAGACTTAAAGAGTATATATGAAAAATTTAAAAATCAAAAGGAGAATGATTAATATGTCAAATATAAAAGCAAAAAGAACAGGAACAAAGGTAACTACAGGAAAGGTAAGACTTTCATATGCTCATCTTTTTGAACCTCACGCCATAGAGGGAAATGAACCTAAATACAGCGTATCTGTAATAATCCCTAAGACTGATACAGAAACATTAAAAGCTATTAAGGCAGCTGTAGATGAGGCTAAGGAAAATGGAAAAGCTAAATGGAATGGTAAAATACCAGCTGCTTTAAAAACTCCCCTACGTGATGGCGACACCGAAAGACCAGATGACGAAGCCTATGTAGATAGTTATTTTCTAAATGCAAACAGTAAAAATAAACCTGGTGTGGTAGACCAAAATGTACAACCAATACTAGATGCAACAGAGGTATATAGTGGTTGTTATGGAAGACTTACATTAAACTTTTATCCCTATAGTGCAAGTGGTAACAAGGGCATTGCTGCGGGGCTTGGAAATGTACAAAAATTAGCAGATGGGGAGCCGCTTGGAGGCTTTACAAGGGCGGAAGATGACTTTGAAGCTATAGAAACAGCAGAGGATGATTTCTTAGGCTAATGGACACCTTGGCTATAGATGTGGAGACATACTGTGACTTAGATATAAGAAATGTGGGTGCTTATAAGTATTGTGAGCATCCCTCATTTGAAATAATACTGTTTGCATATGCCTTTAATGATGAACCCGTAGAAATCGTAGATTTTGCCCAAGGTGAAGAATTACCCCAAAAGGTTATAGATGCCCTTTGTAATCCAGCTATAACCAAAACAGCTTTTAACGCAAATTTTGAAAGAAATGCAATAAGTTCAGATATGTATTTTCCAGATGGTATGCCGCCGGAACAATGGTCTTGTACTATGGTGAAAGCTCTTACATTAGGATTACCCGGCAGTTTAGATATGGTAGGCAAGGCAATGCACTTCGAAGAAGACAAGCAGAAAATGAAAGAAGGTAAATCTTTAATACAATATTTTTGTAAACCCTGTAAGCCAACAAAAACAAATGGTGGTAGGGTACGAAATTTACCGTACCATGCACCAGAAAAATGGGAAACTTTTAAATTGTATTGCAAACAAGACGTTGCAGTTGAAAGAGATATAAGAAATAAGTTAAACAGGTATCCAATTATAGAAAAAGAACAAAGGCTATGGGAATTAGATCAACACATTAATGACAGGGGTGTAGGTACTGATATAGTTCTAATAGAAAAGGCTATTGAATGTGATACAAATTATAATAAAAAACTTACAGAAGAAGCTATAAATTTAACAGATTTAAACAACCCTAACAGCCCTACTCAATTAAAAAAGTGGATTGGTGAGAGGGTTGGCCATGAAGTTAAGAGTCTT